AGGCGGGCGTTTTCGGCGTTGAACGCTTCACGCTGGGCGCGGGCGTCGTGGTAACCGCTTGGCCGCTGAGCCGCAGGTGTCGGCGCGTCTGGTGCGTCGTCTTCGTCGCCGTCGCCAAACAAAGGGCCGGCGGTCTTGCCGTTCCGCAGATCCTGCGCGGGATCGGTCTCTTCCTTGACCGCGCGAAGGTACGCGACAAGGTTGACCAGCTTTGTCCCGCGCGCACCCGACTTAACAGTCAGCCGGCCCGAGGCCAGAAGCGCGCTAACCCGCTTGCTCACCGCCTGGCGGCTCACGCCCTGATGCTTCGCGGCATCGGCCAGCGTCACCCACACGTCGGCGGACCCGCCAGCGTCAACCGCCGCTGCCACGTCCGTCAACGCCGTCAACCCTGTCAATTTTGATCGAAACTAGAAAACAAATGCGCTCAGACGCACCGTATGGGACTCAGACCCCCGGAAGGACCCGCTGGCTATATTTGCAGCGTTATCAGGCGCTTACTGTGATCTAACGCCCAACAGGTCACGAAAAACCCGCCTCGGCGGTCACCGGGCGGGTCGGAATCAGTCCTAATCTGTTGTCCCCAACATTGTCAAAATCCTAGTGACGGTCAACCCCCTACGCGCCGCACAAGTTGACCGTCAATTTCGACATACTCTCGACCGGTACGCTTGGGCCCGCGTTTGTTGGGTTTCAGCGGCCCATCTGGAGTGTGGATAACCGGTGTTTTCGCAAGCCAAGGCTCCAGTAGAGCCTTCGGACCGGTCGCCTCATGCGTTTCCATCACCGCGTTGAGCGCCGGCACCATCGCCTCAAGGCCATACCACCACAGTCGATAACCCGCTCGGAAGTAATCGACCTGCTCTTGGCGCCAGCCCACGAACTCCATCACGGGAGTTTTCGCCGACCGCCGATCCCCGGGCTTCTCATAAATCCAGGCGAGCTTTCCATTGGCCGAACGCTTCTGGACATAATCGCCAACGCCCTCTTCGCACCAATCCGGCCTTTCACCGATCCGGCCATGCCTGATGATGAGATCGGCCACGTCGGGCTCCATGCCATCGATAACGGCACGGACAATCAAGGCGTCATCATCGCTCTGCAACGAGATCGAAGGTGTCGATATCGAGGACGTGTCGATGCGCGTCCCCAGCGCCATGAACCCGCCATCGGAGGATTGCCCCTGCGACCAGCCGAGCCCCTGATCCAGCAAAGCCCAGGTCACCAGCCGCTCGATATCCACCTTTTCCCTAGGCTTAGTCACTCTCGTTCCCCTCATGAGGGTTGTGACAGTTGGAAATGAACTGTCGGAGACAGAAAGAAGCGAGGGTTCAAGGGGTTATGACAGTCGCGACGGTTGTGACCGTTTCCCCATGCACATGGAGACCGAAACCAACCCGGCGATAGCCGATGACCACCCGGACCCCCTCACAGCTAATATACGCGAGATGAACCGTCACAACTGTCACGATTTCAACGTAACAGCATGATTTTACTATTGAATTGGGAAAGTGACGGTTGCATTCAACCATCGTAAAACTGTCACGACTGTCATGTCGCCGCGCGCCAGCGCGGGTGACAGTCGTGACTCCGCTTGCCTGCCCATGAAGGGGGTGCGGGGCGGCGGCAAAAGCGGTGCAAAAGGCCGCTTGCCGCCTTAGAGAATCGTATGCGGGGGAGGTTCCGGCCGGGGATCGCCGGGGGTGCGGGGGTCGAACTTGTCGGGAACGTCCCCGAGCGCCACGTCGAGATAATCGACATGGCTTCCGCGCTTCTTCTTGAATCCGAGGGAGTTCATACGCCGGCCGAAGGCGGTCTGCTGATAGGGCTTGATGCCGTTGGCGCCGCACCACCTCTCATAGGCGGCGTACATGTCGCCGGCGTTCACCTTGCTGCCGGGTGAGGCGATTACACAGGCGGCCGCGAAGGTGCCCACCGGGTCGCGCTCCTCGCGATAGTCGTCGGTGAACTGGGTCACCGATACGGGGATATAGGGCGTCAGGCCATGCGCCATGTACCGCTTTACGCCCTCGATCAGCCAGTTGAGGATGCCGGACCGTTCTTCATCGAACATGGCCAGCATCTCGCCGAAAGGCCGCTGTTGCTCGGGCGGTATCGTCACCGCCCAATGGATGATCAGCAGGCGGCGCCAGATGCCATAGTCGGTGCCCGACACGGTCGGCATGTCGTTGCCGCTCATGATGGCGACGAATTCGGGATCGAACTCGAAGATTTCCTTTTGCAGGAAGCGCGCTACCATGCGCGTGCCGCCGGTCAGGGCCTTGATCAGATTTTCCTTGAGCGGAACGTCGCGCGGCAATTCCTCGATCGTCGCCAGACGCGTCGAGACCAGGCGCGCCACGTCGGAATTGGCCTTGGAGCCATCGCGCTGGCTATCGCCCGTGATCGTGGCCGGATCGACGACAGCACGATAGGGGCCAGCCAAGCGCCCGATGGTCTCGATGAACACCGATTTACCGTTGGCGCCGCCGCCATAGTGGTAGAACAGCTTCTGGGCGTCGTTCCCGCCGATCAACAGCGCAAATCCATGGCTCACCTGCAGGAATAACCTGATGGCCGCGTCGGGCTGCATCTGCTCGAGGAACGCATCCCATTTCGGGCACCTGGCATCGGGATCGTACGCGACGTCGGCCGTCTTGGTGATCATGTGCGACCGATCATGCTCAAGCGGCTCGCACGTACCGACATAGCGCGGATCGTCGGGGTCAGATTCCTCGTCATCAACACGCGAAAACGCCAGCGTGCCGTTCTTGACGTTGAACAGCCTCTTGTTGGCGTCCAAAATTTCTGGCGAAACCGCCTTTCGGCTGGCGGCCTGCTTGATCATGGCTTCGGTCTTTCCTGCATTTCCGGATGAAATCGCAAAGGTGCGCCGCGCGCTGCGCTTCTTTCCGAGCTGGTCGCGTGCCTTCGTGGCCTTGCTCAAGACCTCGAGGTCTTCCGCCGTGCGGTCCTCGGGCTTTTTGAGGGCGATCTTGTCGGCATAGGCAATCAGGCTCTTGACGCCCGGTGTCGGTTCGATGAACCACAGCTCGCGCTTGATCCAATCCACCAGGTCTTGCGCCTTGAGCCGCACCGCCAGATCGCCTTCATCGCGTTCCCAGTGCGTGCCCCGGAACAAGAGCCAGCCCATGCCCGAAACATAGGCAAGATCAGGGCCGTACCAGATGATCAGGCGACGGCCGTTGTCCCGGTCGTTCTGGTCGAGATCGGCGCAGACGCGCAGATTGTCCAGTTCGTCGACGGTCAGCGCGCCGAGATCATGACCGCGTTCATTGCTCGAGTCCTCGGCTTCCCAGGCCGGATCGGGGCGCCCGTCGTCGTTAACGCCCTGCCCATAGAGATCGAACCCGCTATCCTCGGCCTCTTCGGCCTGCTCGATCTGCGCCCTGACGGGGTTCTTCTTGCTCAAGCCCCTGCCCCCATCACTACGGCGTCTCGCATCTGCATGGCGAGATCGTTCATGTCCGCGCCAGTCGCCGGGGCCGGAACGCGTTTGGCCTTCAAGCCGGGCCGCAGCCTTATGGCGCGGCGCAAGCCTCGGGTCAGTTTCTCGGTAATGCGGCTTTCCTCGCTATCGCCATCGGCCAGGAAGACCAACTCCTCGCACCATTCGGGTGGAACGAAACTTTCTTCATCTTCCATATCGGGCTGGTCATGGATTTCAGCGCCGGTCCCATCGCGCAATGCGCGGCCAGCCATGTTCCAGAGGTTAATTCCAGCCCAGTAGGCCGTGTCCGGTTCAAAGGCGTGACAAAGGACGGACAAGGTAGATTCTATTCCCTCACCCATGACGATACGAGTTGGAACCGGGGGTGTATAAAGGCGGATCGCCCCTCCTTTTTGAGTGCCTCGAACTTTCTTTGTCGGCCGTACCTGCCCGTCTGCCGCATTCGGCAGAACCAAGCGCCCCTTCTTTCTGCCAAGGTCGATCCAAGTGAGGTGGACACCCCCGAAAGTGCCATCAGGTCGCTGAATTGCCGCAACCATCGCTGGTCCGGCATGGATAACAACTGGCTTTTCGCCCTGACCATCCCACCAAGGAAGGCTATCAGATTGGCGGATGCTGGAGTGAAGCGCGAATGGCGCATTGGCCTGAATCGCGTCGGCGCTCACTGCCCGTAAACGAAGATACTCTGCCACGGCCTCTCCAGGCACCCAAGGCCGCTTTCGGGCTTCTCGCCAGATCGCATATGCCTTTCGGCGCTCATTCTCAGCGTCTTGAGCCCACTTTTCAGATTTCCGTTGCCGCTCGGCCTCTGCCTCTATTGCCAGCCGTCTTGCCCGTTCGGGATCGACCGGCTCATCGGCCTTGCGGCCCGTGACGATCTCGCAGGCCTGCACGAACTCGACCGATTGCGTCAGCATCACCAGCTTGATGACGCCCTCGCCCGAAATCCCGCAGCGGCGACAGTTGAAGACGTTCTTCTGAGCGTTGATCGAAAACCTGTCGGTGCCGCCACACACCGGGCAAGGCCCGATGCGCTCGACGCCCTTCGACAGCGGCCAACGCCTCCGGATCGCCCAGGACTCGCAGCTCGTGCGCAGGGCTTCGTTCTTGAGGGCGACGAGATGGTCCGGCAAACTCACGATGCCCGCTCCATGTCCATCTCGATCGCGTCGAACAGCGTCGGCACACCGCGCTTGGCCTCTGCCTCGCGGCAATAGAACAGCCCGTCCCTGAACGAGGTCGGATTGAGTTCGGAAGCCCGGCCATAGCGTCCCTTGAGGATCGCGCGATACGGCACCGTCATCAGCCCGCCGAAGGGGTCGAACACCACGTCGCCGGGATTTGACCAGCGGTCTATGGCGCGATCGACGACGTCGAACTGGAATGGGCAGATGTGCTTTTCGACATTCCGGGCGCTCTGGCTCCCGTTGAGCGTCAGCATGCGCACCACGTCGTGCCATATCCATTCGCTGCGCGCCGTCGGCGCCAGGGCCATGTATTTCTTGGGGAGCATGCCCTTTTCCAACAGGGCCTCGCCGATCGCCACCGTCGCCTCGTGATCATAGACGGTGCCGTCCGAATGCGCCTTGAAGGCCTTGGGAAGAGCGTCCGGCGCCATCGCCGTCCATTCGGCACGCGTCAGCAGCCGATCGCCGCTCGATCTCCAATGGGCGTGCGCGTCGAGCTGCCAGCGGGCCAGCGAATAATCCTCGCGGGCTTTACCCACCGGCACGTCCGAATATCCCCGCGTGCGGTCCGTCTGGGGCTTGTGGAACAACAACAGATATTCCGGCGAGCCCACCCCCATCTTGGACCCGTCCTTGAGCATTTCCGTATAGCCCAGGCGGTAATTGCCGTTGTTTTCGGTAACCACGTCGGTGTCGATCGTGATCATCCCGCAATAGTCGAAGCCATGGCGTGTGTAGTGGAAGATCGCCTCGGCATGAAACGGCGAGATCGTGGGCAGGCCCTTGCCGGTGACATTGCCGAAATCGACACGGTCCTTGACGTGGATGGCCGCCATCCGGCCGGGGATCAGCACGCGCTTGAGCTGGGGCGTCAGAAAATCCATCTGCGCCCAGAAATGGACATTGTCGTCGGTATGGCCGAAATCATTGTACTTGTCGGTATATTCGTAGTGGTTGGCGAACGGGATCGAGGTGACGATCAGCCCGACGCTGTCGCTTTCCATCGTCCGGGTCTCTTCAACACAGTCGTTTTGCGCGATGGTGAAATACTCGCCGCGCTCCTCGCGCCGCTCGACGCCGATCGAACGCTTGAGCATGGAGTCCACCGGCAGCACGCCCAGCCCGTATTTGCGGATGATCTCGCTCATCCGAACCCGCGCGGCTTCGTCCTCTGCCCATTTCTGCTCGAGGATGCGCCGCGTGCCGCGCTCTGCCTCCGAATAGATGATGTCGATCCGGCATTTGCGCCGCTGTCCGAAGCGCACGATGCGGAACACCGCCTGGATGAAGTCATGGAACTTGGAATCGATTCCCACGAAGATCGCCCAGGCGCAATGCATCTGGAAATTGCACCCTGCCCCGCTCATCTCGGGTTTGGTTGCGAGGTCGCGGAACTTGCCATGCTTGAAGCCGATGGCGTTGGATTCGTTGGTGTCGAGATCCTGCGACCCGAAGATCGAGCGCACGCCCGGGACTACGGCTTCGATGGCGCGCCGCTCGTCCTCGAGGTGGTGCCACAGGATCCTGTGCTCCTCGGGCGCCTCGGCGATCAGCTCGGCCATCTTGCCGATGCGGGCATCGAGGCTTTTGCGTTTTTCGCGCGAGGCCTCGACGACGTTGGCGCCCGGATCGTTGAACATCATCCCCTGCCCGTCGCGATCGACGCCCGCCGATGCGTGGTCGGTCGGCACCTCGTGCCAGGTGATCTCCATTTCGGGCAGCACATAGCCCGCTTCATCAAAGCCCAGATCGGCAGGCGATTGCAGGAACACGGCCCAGGAATTGACCCACAGCCAGAACTCCTCTTCCTTGTGCGGATAGAGGGTGAGTTCGTTGGCCTTTTCCGAATTGCGCTGGAAGAACCGGGTCAGCGCCTGGCCGGTATCCATGATTTCGAGGAACCCGGCATAGTGGATAAGTTCCTTTGTCCGGTTGGGCGACGGGGTTGCCGTCGCCACGAACTTGAACCGCACGTCTTCGAATAACGGCAGGAACGTCTGATAGGTCTTGGTCCCATATCCACGCAGGATCGCCGCTTCGTCGAGCGAGGCCGCCACGAAACGGCGGGGATCGATCTTGCCGTCCCGCACGCTTTCGTAATTGGCGACATAGATCAGGTCCTCGCCCTCGATCTCGGCGTCCGAGCGGATGAATTTGAGCGTGACGCCGTATTCTCCACGGAATCGCTGCTCGGCCTCTTCGAAGAACTCCTGGCGCACGCCCAGGGGCAAGACGATCAGCCGATAGCCCCCGACGAACTTGCCGATCAGGCGCATCAATTCGATCTGCATCGAGGTCTTGTGCAGACCAAACGCCGCAAAGATCGCCCGCCTTCCCCCTTCCAGCGCCCACTTTACGATGGCACGGCAGTGCGGCTTGAGATCGGGATTGATGGCATCGAGCGCGACGGGAATGCCGGTCGCCACGGCTACTTTCATCTTGGCGGCGAGAAAATCGCCATAGGAAAGCGGGAGGTTCATGACCGGCCCTCGCCCAATGTCACCGACATGTTGATGGATCGATCGGAAAACCCCATGCCGGCCCCGAGCGCGCGCATGGCGCCGTTCTCGAACGCGGTTCCGAATTCGAGACGGGTCAGGCCCAGTTCGGGTGCCTTGACCTTCACGGCCTCGATCAGCTTCCGGCCCAGCCCGAGCCTTCGGTGACTGGCCTCGACCCAGACGAGATCGATCCAGGCACGACCGTTACCGACCGGGTAAAACGTCGCGAAACCGACAGGAACCCGCCATTCAGTAGTGGCAATCAGGCAATGCTCGCCGCCCATGGGGCCGGAACGATCGTGGGAAAAATGGCCGAGAATCTGCCCGAGCAGGAAGCAACCTTCCACATAGCGAAAGGCGATCTCATCATCGGCGAGCTGTTCGATGAACCGGATCGTCATGCCACCCGCTCCTCTTGCCTGACGGCCAGATCGGTGCAGTTTGCCGCAACCAGCGCCTCGGCCAGCGGCGGGCACACGCTGTTGCCGCAGCACGAGCCCTGAACGGTCACCGATAGCTTGGAGCCGTCTGGCCGCCGATCGATGATGTAGCTGTCGGGAAAGCCCTGTGCGCGGAACCGCTCACGCGGGGTGAGCATACGCATGCCGATATCGGCGATGGCATAGGTCTCGCCGTCAATCTCGACGGTGACTAGGCCGAAGCGGTCTTTGACCGTGTCCGTGTGCAGCGGATCGATGACGTCCGCGCCGTCGCCGGTGCCGTAATATTTGGTGAGGAAGCCCGAAATCAGCGCCGATTTGTTGACCGTTGCCGTATCGGTGTGGGTCGGCTGATCCAGTTCGTGCCCGATCGAGGTTCCGAACTGGCGCATCATGTGCGCCGTCACAACGCTCTGTTGGGACACGCCCCGGTCGCCGCCGGTCGTAATGGTTGAAAGCGGCTTGCGAGCATCGTGGCCCACAACACCGGTATTGTGCTGTGCAAGAAATGCCGAAACCAACCCGAATTTTGGCGCGCCGGCCATAACAGTATCGACCGGATCATCTGCCGCGCTGCCAACACCATTCTGCGTGAAGCGGGAAAGGTGAACTGCAGCAAGAGCATGATTGCCGTTGATCGTGCCGGTGCCCATGGGCTCATCGGCATGTTTGATGCCCGTGCCCCAGCGCTTGACGCCCTTGGGCGATATCTCCCCATGCGCAGTTTCGACAAGAACCGGAGCAACGACGCCGAGCGGGGCAGCACCACCCGGGCGCTTGATATAGCTATTGGCCGTGACGGTCGCCAAAGGTTCGTCGATCGGGTGTCCGGTCGCACCGGACTGAAACCTGACGACGAACGGTTTCCCCGCCTCCAGCACATACCGCACCACGCCGCGCGCGATCCGCTTCATTGTGGCGTCGGCCAGCGGGCGTACGGAACGCAAACCATATTTGGCCATGATCTCTTCGGACGTCTCGAAGATCGATGGGCACGGCAGCGACCAGTCAATGATATCGGCAGCGGCGCGCCACGGCAGAAGCCTGCCCGCGATGACGTCTGGGTGATCTGCCCGACCATGTGTGGGTTTTGGCCAGACGATGCGCTTGCCGTCGCGGCGCGCGATCATGAAGAACCTCTTGCGGATCGTTGGCGCGCCATAATCGCAGGCCCGCAATTCCTTCCACTGCACCTTATAGCCGGCCGCCTTGAGCCGCTTCGTCCACTGCTCAAAGGTGTGCCCGCGCAGCTCGACGATCGGTCGGCCATCTTCGTAGAGCGGCCCCCAGGTCACGAACTCCTCGACGTTTTCGAGGATGATCACGTCGGGCTTGGCTTCCTCGGCCCAGCGCACCACGACCCAGGCAAGATCGCGGATATTGCGGTCCATGGGCTTGCCGCCCTTGGCCTTGGAGAAGTGCTTGCAGTCGGGTGAGGCCCAGAACAGCCCGACCGGACGGCCCTTCGTCACTTCCAGCGGCGACACGTCCCAGATGTTGGAATCCAGATGCACGGTCGAGGGGTGATTGACCTCGTGCATGGCGAGCGCATCGGCCGAGTGATTGATGGCATAGTCCGGCGAACGGCCCAGCGCCATCTCGATTCCGGTCGAGGCTCCGCCGCCCCCGGCAAAACTGTCGATGATGAGCTTCATTCCCCATTCCCCCGCTGGGCATTGACCTTGGCTAGTGTCCGGATGGCCGCATCGATCTGGCGCTGCGGATCGGAAAGGCCCATCCGCTTGGCGCGCATCTTGACGGCGCTCGATTTGAGGCCGGTCAGGGCGCACAGCTCGGCAATCGACGCGTTGCGCGCATAGCCCTCGCGAATGATCGCGTTGAGATCGGGTGCCGGGTTCTCTCCCCCCGGCGAAGTCACGTCCATTCGCTCAGACGTTGCAGATGCCGACCGGCCGGCATCGGCCCTACTCACCGGCTCTGCCAACTCGGGTGCTGAAACCACCGTTCCAGCATCGGACATCGCAGGCCCCGAGTTGACGTCATCACCAGCTTTCGCTGCGGGATAAGTTGGCGCGCTTTCATCGGCAGGGCGCGCGCCGGACCCCGAGGAGGAGCCGTCATGCCCGGCTTCCGATCCCGTTTCCGGGGCTTCATAGCCCCAGGCATCCCATCCCGGCCGTGCGGCACGAGCATTGAGTTCGATTTTCGGCAGATTGGGGAAATAGGCTTCGATCATTTCGGCGAAGCGCTCGGGCTTCTCCGAATGCCGTAATGCCGGATGGTCGATCACCGAGGGGAATTGCCCCCCCATGGCCGGCGCCACCACCTTGCCCCGCGTGCCCACCAGCAGCAGTTCATGGGCGTTGCGGAACCAATAGCCCGTCCCAAGGTTCAGGCTGTCGCCGCCTTTGCGCCAGATGACATGCGATTTGTAGGTAAAGCCCCAGCTCGCCATCACCTCCAGCGCATGGGGCGTCATCGGCGCAGTCGCCCAGAGAAACAGCACGCAATCATCAGCGGCGATCGAGGCGACGTCGCGCGCCTTGATATCGGCGAGGTCGGAGGTGGGATAATGGTTGTCCGCCGCCCGGTCCATGCCGGTTTCCTGGCTATAGGGCTCGAATTTCCATTCCGGATCGGCATAGATCACACCAAAGCGCTTTTCGGGCAGGGCACGCTGCTTTTCGGCCAGGTCCGCCTCGCGCGCCGCGCGCCGTTCCTTCTTTTCCGCCTGTTTCTTGGCCCGCTGTTCCTTGATCACCGCATAGAGCGCGGCAGGATCGGCGCTGCGGATCGCTTCCTTCTGCGCCTCGACCGGCAGGCTGGTGAGTTCGGCCGCCGCCGAAACGGCAAGATCGCCCCTCTGGACGGCATCGACGACCTCGGGCGCCCCCTCTTCGAGCACCTTGCGCGCCGTGCGCACGCTGCGCTCGGAAACGTGCAGGGCATCGGCGGCGTCCGCCTGTGTCACGGGTGACAAATCCGGCAAATTTGCCGGTTTATCGCCATCGCCACGGGGGTAGAGCGCCGGCCGCCCCTGCTCCAGGCGGGCGATCCGCGCCGCCACCATGGCGCGCTGGCTCTCGGAAAGGTGACGCCGGCGCAAATTCTTCGACAGCACCCATGCCAGCGGGTCCTTGTCGTCGCCTATGATCCCGCCGAAACTCCGGAAATTCATGCCCGGCTTGCCGGCGTCGGTCGGGTCGATGATGCCGGCGGCAAGGCCTGCCCGATACCGATTCCGCCCGTCGATGATCATGCCGTCATGCATCACGATCTGCTCGAGAATGCCGTTTTCGCGCACGTCCTCGACCAGCGCGTCGAACTCGGCCCCCTCGATCAGCGGGAACAGATCGGCGAGCGGATGAAACGGAATCGTCATCTAAAATTCCCCCAGCGTCTTGCTGACGCGATTGGTCAAATCGGTATGGCCGTCGATCCGCATGGCCTCGATTTCGAAGGCTTCGATCGCCTGTTTCATGCGCCGCGCCTGCTCGGCGGTAAGGCCCAGCACGCCGCTCATGCCAAGGTCGATCTCCAGCTCGTGGGCGCCCGAGGGCACGAACGTGCCGCGCGCCGCCATGGGTTTGGGATTGGCGCGAATGGGAAGGGCGCGACTCATGGGCGATCCTCCGTTTCGCCGCGCGCGGCGATCTCATGCTTGAGCTTGACGAGCTTGCTGATCAGATCATCGATCATCGGATCGAGTTCATTGGCCTCGGCCGCGCTGATCTTGCCGTCAGCCCGGGCCTCGGCCAGTTCAGTCAGCATGGTTCCGAAGCGGGACACCGCATTGGCGGTCAGGATATCGATCCGGCACGTCGAGCCCGGCAGCACCGGCATCGGCACGACCATGTGCTGCGCCATTTCGGCCAGTTCGCGCGAAACGATCGGATTGCCGCATTCGGCTTCCAGATCGCTGATGACGTCGATGGGCGCGAACACATCGGCGAAGTCGGTCGCCATCGAGCCGTAGCGGACGATCTGCTGGTGAGAAACGCGGGTGATCCGCTCAGCCGCGTTCGGCCCACCAACGGCACGCACAAGCTCGCGGAACGCGGCCTTGAGCCGGTCGTATTCACGCTTGGAGAGGTATCGGGCCGGGCTCATGGTGCCAAACCCTTATGCCCGGCACCATGACAAGCACGGTTTTGCCGTGATCCTGTTTCGCCATGAGCAAGACCGTCATGACCCCTGCCCTCGCCGCCGCGCTCGACGCCTTCCGCGCGGCCCGAAAAAAGATGCTGGCCAGTGGCCTGTCCCTTGGGGGCAAAGGCAAGGCCACTGGCCAGCAGTTGGCGCGTCCGGAGGGAGGAGGAAAAACGGACGCGGAGAGCAGAGATCGGTGAGCGGGTCATTGGACACCCCGCCCGAAAACCGTTTTGATGAGCCTTTTGAGCCGCTGGAGCCGCACATGAATGAGACTGCCCAAACCGCCCTCGTCGCCGAACTGATCGTCGTCGAAAGCCTCGCGAAACTTCTGCTCAATGCCGCCATCGAGATCGCCGTCGCCGATGGCGGCAACATGACCCGCGCCCGGGCCCTGCTCGCAGGCGCCCTCCCCGCAGGTCCAGTGGCGCCCCGACCAGTGCAGGTCGCGCCCGCAGCCGCAAAGGGGTACGACGAAGCCGAAGCCCTGGCACTCGCCAACCGAAAGATGGGAGAAACCGTCAAGATGCTCGCCGAGCAAACCGTCCTCGCCCTGATGCGGCGCGGCATCGAGCCCAGTCGATGAAAAGCGAAACGCGATCATTGGGCGGCCTCCGTTTGAACGGTGGTCGGCCCTGTCAAAGTGATGAAGTCATCTGCGCGCAGTTCAGGAAAAATCCCCATCAACACGCGAACGAGGGCAAGCGAAGGATCGCATTGGCGATTCTCTATGCGCGAAAGCGTTGCCTTGTTGACGTTTGCCCTTGTCGCCAAGGCGTCCAGGCTAAGCCCTGCTGCGATACGATAAGTGCGAAGCGGATGTTCCATTTCGCTAAGTTGCGTCAAACGCAACCTTGCGTCAAGCGCAACTTTGCGCGCAACGCTAACTACTGTTAGCCATGGGCTGCGATATGTTGCATGTCATGCAACCAACACGTATTCACGCTAGCAAAACCCCAAAGCGTTTCCACTTCATCGTCGAGTGGGCGGAAAAGCGTGACCTCAAGCAGGCTGACATCATCAGAGAAATTGGCGCAGACAAAAGCGTCGTCTCACGCTGGTTTTCCGGCAGCGTTCCCAGCGAAAAATATCTAGAACCACTGGCGGCGCTGTTTCACACTGATGTTGCTGGCCTTTTTCGTCATCCTGACGACGATTGGATATCTCGCTTCCTGGCCTCAAGGACATCGGAAGAACGTGAGCGTGCGATCACCCTACTCTCCACTGCATTTCCGCCAAAAACCGGGACGGACGATTAAGTGCCCCTGAAATTCCGCACTCTTTTGCACATTGCATGCGCCATGGCTGCAACATCGGCGACAGCAGGGAACTCCTTCGAACTGGGCCAGGATTTAGATGAATTTCGACGGTCGATCCCAGTTTTCGTTCTCAATGACCTGGCGCTGGGTGAGGAAGGTATCGTCAACTATCCTGTTCTTTGCGCGGAGGGCGACCGTCTCATGGCTTTACGAGATCAGATACTATCTCCCCAGGCGAGCGGATCGGCTTCCTATCGCTTTACTCGCGTCGGGCCAAACGCCCTAGCCTTGGCCGTTGACTCGACTTCGCTTGCCCAAGCCAACTTCACTAGAAATGCCGCAGCCGACACTCAAGAGATTCTTAAGCGCGACCTCTACCTGGCCTTCTCAAGAGACTGCGCGGAACGGGAAACTTTCATGATCGAAAGCATCAACGGGTCGGAATCAGCCTCCGAGCTGTTCGCCGAATAATTCGGCGTCCGGGCCTAGCGCAACCGTTGGTTGCGTTGGACGCAACTTTTAAATTGACAGTAGTTGCGTTCGATGCAACCTTTGCTCCAGTTTTTAGCTGGAGCGAAAAATGCTGCACACATCTCCTGCCGGGAAGGTCCGGCCTACCCCCAAATTCGAAACCCCGGTCGCCGATCGCATTGCTGCGGTGATGATCGACCTGCAGGCCGAGGATGGCGCCGCCACGCGCGACCGCATCATCGAGCGGCTTGAGCAGGAAGGGCTTACGTCCTTCGATCTCGATCTCTACGAGGTCGAAGCCCGCAAGATCGCCAATGGCCTTTTCGTCCGCCACGAGGACCGCCCGGCGGTTTCCCGCGCCACCCGCATCTCCCGCGCCGCCACCGAGATTGCCCGCCTTCTGCCGGGCATGCCGGCGATCACCCTGCACCTGCAGGCCCGCAACTTCTCCAAGCCCGAGCTCGACGACATTCTGCACGAGGCCATTGCCATGGCCGCCGATGAATTCGCCCATCAGGCAGGTGCGCAATGAGCGCGCGTCCCATGACAGATGCGCTGCGCGACGTCATCGCCGAGCGCCAGCGCCAGATTGAAGTCGAAGGCTTTACCGCCGAGCACGACGACGCGCACGAACGCGGAATTCTCGCCCAGGCGGCGGCATGCTACGCCCTAAGCTCCCGAAAGGGGTTCAGCTTCGCCGCCGTCATCCGCGACAACCTAAAGGAGCACATCCGCCAGCTCTGGCCGTTCGGCTACAACTGGCTCAAGCCCAGAAGCCCGCGCGCGGATCTAGTGCGCGCCGGGGCTCTCATCCTCGCCGAGATCGAAGCGATGGACCGCTATTACGAGCGGGAAGTCGATGAAGCGCGCATGGCACGCCGCGAACAGGCGGCGGGAGGCTTCAAATGAGCCGCGCCATCATGATCATCCTGCCCGACGACACCGCCGCGCGCATGGATGCCATCGCCACCGAGCTGGGGCGCAACATCACCGAACTGGCCGAATGCGCCGTCGCTGAAAGCGCGCTCGACTATTTCCGCTCGCGTCCGGTCGATCAGGATCCTGCCCGCCAGCGCAAGCAGGTGCGGGATGCGTTGCGCACGGCCGAAGAGTTCATGTCCGGCTTTGAGGACGATGACCTGCAAAGCGGCATGGGTCAAAAGCTCACTCTTGTTCGCACCGCCCTTACCGAGACCGAGGCGCGGTCATGACCGCCCTCGCCTTCCTGCTCGGCGCCGTCACCGGCGTCATGCTCGCCGTGATCGCCATCTCCGCAGCCCCGCGTGGCAATCGCTCGGCTCTTGCCGGCGATCATCTCACGAGGTTCCGGCCATGACTTTGCTCAATGTCAGCGGCCATCGCCCCGTGGCCTTCGATAATCCGCCGCCCGTTGTTGCCAGGATAACGCTACGCACCGTCGACGGGCGCTATCTCCACCAGGACGTTGCAACTGCAAAGCTCGTCCACGGCCGCACATGGGCCTGGAAGGGTAACCTCCCTCAGATGCGGCGAGTCCTCGCCTCGCTGCCCGCCGAAATTCGCCGGCAGCTGATCCCGGCCAATCTCGATGGCCTGCCGCTTTCGATCAGGAGGCGCCAGTGAAGCGTCTCCCCCGAAAACTGCGCGGCACCATCCTGCGCAACCGGCCGGTGTTTTCCGGCCTCGACGAGATCAACGACCCCGTGACGGGCCGCGTCCGGTTTTCGCGCCCGCTGCGCATGCCCGCCGCGCGGATCGATCATTTCCGCGTCGAGGTCGAACTTTCCGACGGTCGCACCGCCAGGGGCTATTGGACCCCCGGCCGTCCCGTCGAGCTTCTGGCGAAACGGGGGTGATCATGGACAAGCCCGTCACCACCTTCCGCGTCCATCTCTCGGCCATGCGCGGTACCGCCATGGTGCCGATCAGTGTCGACGTGGACGCCGCCTCTCCGCGCGCCGCCGAGCAGGCCGCAAAGGCCCAGCCCGGCAACGAAGGCGCCATCACTCTCAAGATCAAGAAGGTGCGCTCATGACCTGCAGCGTCAATATCGCCGGCGGATCGGTCTTCGATCCTCTCGCGCCGACCCCCGAAATGATCGACCCGCGCGGCATCATGCATCATTTGGCCATGCTGTCGCGCTGGGGCGGCAATGTCCGGTTTCCCTTTTCTGTCCTGCAACACTCCATCCTGGTGGCCGCGAACCTGGCCGACCCGAAGGATAAGATTTACGGCTTTGTGCACGATTGGCCCGAAGCGCTCCTGGGCGCCGATATCATCTCACCCACCAAGATGCTGTTCCAGCGGCATGGCGCCGACGTGCCGGGCATCGAGCGCCAGTATATGCACCTGATCTATCGACGCCTCGCCCTGCCCGCGCCGTCCGCCGGTACGGCCCGTCGGGTGCACGAGGCCGACATGCGCGCCCGCGCCACCGAGCTGCGCGACGTGGTCGACAACCCCAAGGGCATCGTCATCCACGCCCCGACCTTTCACCAGACCATCAAATTCACGCCCTGGGACAAGGTTTTTTCCCAGGGCGTCGTGGCGCTCGATTCCTATCTCTTCCTGGCTCAGAGGGCAGCGTGATGGCACCCGCTCCTTACGGTCAACTCGAACGCGACCTGTGCCGTCTATCCTCGGATCGCGCTTCGGCCAGCCTCCACTCGGTTCTCCAACTGTGCGAGACGCCCGAACAGCGGCTCATGGTGGCCATTCACGCCTCGCAAGGTCTGCTGGCCATCGCCAGCGGCATCTTTTCGGCAAAGCACCCCGAAATATCCGACGATCCAATTGCCCTCGGCAAAGTCGTTCTCGACCTGATGGAGGGCGCGCAAAATGGTTGATGCGGCCATCACTCTCCCCCTCGCCGAGATCGAAGCTTTCGTCGCCGAAACCCGCGACCTGATCGAAAAGGTCACCTTCGACGAAAGCGGTCGCCTCGTCGCCGGCCAATGGGTCGGCGGCAATGGCGGCCTGCTCCAGCGCGAAACGCTGTCCGCCACCGATGTCCTGCGCCGTCGCCTGGAAACCGTTGCGGCCACGATCGCGGCGCATCAGGGGGAGACCCGCTGATGCCCGTCAAATATCTCGACTGGTTCACCCGCGACGGCCTTCGCGCCGAGCCCGATGCCCGCTTCGTCTTCGGCGACAATTGCCGTCGCGTCGGCTATGGCGGGCAGGCTGCGGTCTGCCGTGATGAACCCAACGCCATTGGCGTTGCCACGCTCTACGCGCCCGGACGGTTCTACCGCGCCGATGATCCCGCAGCGCTGGCGCATGTCGCGCACGATCTCTTCACCGTTGCGGCCGCCCTTGCCGATAGCCGCACCGTCTATGTTCCTCGCGACGGCCTGGGCACCGGCCTCGCTCGTCTCCCCGAACACGCTCCCAACCTGCATCGCCTGATCGTCGCGTTCTTCCGCGCCGCTCCGGGCGAGCCATGCCCCTGGAAGGATTGACCCATGGCACCGCGTACCAAAACCAAATCCGCACCGGCGGCCGATGCTCCAACGACCGTTCTGGCCATCAAGGGCTTTGACGAAAACCTCTCCTGCCGTGGTTTTGCCTATGAAATCGGCACCACGTACAAGCACGAGGGTCAGGTAGAGGCCTGCCGGTCGGGATTTCACGCCATCGAGGGGCATCCGCTCGAAGTCTTCTCTTACTACCCACCCGCCCACAACCGCTTCGCGGTCGTCGAGTGCGGCGGCCAGATCGCACGTCATGACGAAGACAGCAAGATTGCCAGCGCCGAGATCACCATCAAGGCCGAAATCAGGCTGCCGGAGCTGATCGAACGCGCGGTCAAATACGTCTTCGACCGCGCCACCTGGATCAAGGGAACCTATGCCACCGGCGAGACAGAAGGCGTTAAATGCGCCACCGATGGAGGCGCTGCCACCGCATCGGGTGACGGGGGCGCTGCCACCGCATCGGGTGACCGGGGCGCTGCCACCGCATCAGGGTACGGGGGCGCTGCCACCGCATCGGGTGCCGAGGGCGCTGCCACCGCATCAGGGTACGGGGGCGCTGCCACCGCATCAGGTGTTCGGGGCGCTGCCACCGCATCAGGTGTTCGGGGCGCTGCCACCGCATCGGGCGACTGGGGCGCTGCCACCGCATCAGGCGCCGGGGGCGCTGCCACCGCATCGGGCGACTGGGGCGCTGCCACCGCATCAGGGTGGCGGGGCGCTGCCACCGCACTGCACAAAACGGTCAGCGCTCATGCGTCCGGGTATCAGGGCAAAGCCTGTGGCATCGAAGGGACAGCGCTCCATCTCGACGAGCGCGACATGAACGGCAACATCATCGCAGCCTGGGCCGGAATTGTTGGCCGCGACGGCATTAAGCCAATGACCTGGTACACCCTGCAGGGTGGCAAACCGGTCGAGACGAACTGATCCATGCCGAAGCGTCCACGCCAGAAACAGCCGATTACGGCCGAGCGCGTCGAACGGGCGCTCGATACCCTGGCGTGGATCATTTCCAAAGCCGGGGCGGACGCCCATATGGGTGCCCCGCTCTGGCGCCGGCTTGAAACCGATCTTGAACGATTGCGTGAAGAAGAGGCGATCATCGCGGCCGCCCAGGCCCGCCTCAAACGATCGAAGGATCGAACGGAAGCTCTGTCCGCTTGAGTTATACAAGCTGCTCGCCGGAGGCGGTCTCAATCACGGATAACAGCTGTTTGCCCAGAAGGTTTTTGAGCAGCGTTTCCATCATAGAAACATCAATTTCGCCGTTCTCCCAAGCCTTGTCAGCCGCCACGAGCGCATCGAAGTAGCTGGATCGATCAGACTGGATTTGCTCGGGTATCGTGGGCGATCCGGGCAATTCATAGCCCAGGACAATCGAAAGAACGAGATACGACAGCGTGCGGCTCGTGCGCCCATTGCCATCGGTAAAGGGGTGGATCCAGTTATGGCGCCACATGATGTAGGCGGCGATATGAAATGGCGTCCGATCGTGAAGATTATCGTTCACATAGTCGCACATCTCGACCACGAGATTTGGCACCAGGTGTGGGGCCGGCGGCTGATGATCAGACTGAGCGATCCCGACCGTATTGTTACGGAATTCGCCAGGCTTTGGCTGGAGGCCTTGGACGGCAACACCTTGAAGTTCCTGAATCAAGGCCGGTCGGAGAGCGAACGGCCTTTGTTCATCGAGGTAGTAGTGCAGCATTTCGATGCTGCGATCGTACTGACGAAAACCATTCTGGACTTCCAGCCTTGCGATTTCGTTGGCGTCCATCCCTGCCCCCATAGAAAAAGGCCGCGTCGTGGACGCGGCCTTTAAAATCACAGAAACTGCTTGGTTTCTCCGGGAGCACTCTCCATCGCCGAAACCTCAGAGTCGAACAGCTCCGGCGTGATGTCTTCATTCTCGAAGGCAGTGTTGCCGTAAACGAAGCTGCGACGCTGCTCAGCTTTTTGCTGATCGGTAACGTGCGCTCCCTTTGCCAGTTCTATGAGTTTGGAAATGCTCTTTTCCGTCATGATTCTAGACTCCCCTTGCCGGGTAATTAGCGCCCCGCTACTGGACCATGTCAACGCTTAAGCATGCCTTAAGGCTCCCTCGCGGGAGCGACATTACGATCAGTTTCGAGAGTGTTTCCGCACCCGGCAGTGCTTGGACTAGGGGGATATAGAGGGGATTCGCGGTAAAATAAAGGCCTTCCTCGCTCAAATGATCGAAGGGTCGAACGGCAGCTCTATCCGCTTGAGTTCGCCCATCCGCCATTTCAGCGACCCACCCGAACCGTAGCGCGGACGATCGATGGCGTGCCCCATCAAAATCCGGCGCAGCTCTTCATCCAACCCGGCTTCCTTCATCCGATCCTCGAATGCGTGACGGAAGGAATAGATTTTGTGCTGGCTCGTTGGAAAAAGTTTATTGTCCTTGAAGAACTTGTTGAGAGTTCCTGACAGTTCACCTTCGCGGTTACGGTAGCGCGGAAAACCGCTCTTGTGACGCTTGAACACTTCGAGCGCCACACCGATCAGCGGAACCAGCCGCTCCGACGATGTCGTCTTGATCTCGCGCGGGTCGTCGGGATCGTCTCTCGGCTCGATCGCAATGTGTGGTATCGGATGAGCGACACGGATCGCAGTCGCCGGCAGGTTGGCGATCTCGCTCGGCCGGGCACCGGTTTCGATGATCGCGAGAAGGATTCCCCGCGCCTCACTATTGAGGCTGGCGAGGTTGCCGGGGCGCATGACCGTGCCGGTGATCCATTCGGTCGGGAATGGCGGCCGGGTCCGCTTTTTCTTCACCGAGAACGACAACCCGTTGAACGGGTTCTTCCGCTCTTCTTCCCCGATATGTTTGAAATAGCTCTCATAGAGCACACGCATGTTGCCGATATCGCGGTTGCCCGAAGATGCAGAATGGGTAGGGCGCCCTTCCTTGGGCACGATCCGCTCGAGCCAATGCCGATAGATCTTCATCGCGTCGTCGCGTGTGATCTCGTGCATGTCCTTATCACCGCAGAGCGCCACGAAATTGTTGACGGCGCGCTGCTTGACCTTCTTCCACTGCGCCTTCTGCACAGCCGACTTCCCCACATGCTCGTGAGAAACGATCTCGTCGACATAAATTTCGAAGGCATCACTCACCGTTACGGCTGGCGCGGCGACCATGCCGGCGAGCGCCTTGGCGGTGTCTATCGGGGTGCGATCTGGCGAAACTGCCTCCAGCCGCGAGAGAAGATCGTCCAGAAGGGACGACTGAGCGATCTGGTGGGATGTTCGATAGGTGTATCCCAGCGCCTCGACGCGACGCATCGCGGACTGATAGCGCGCTCGCGCCGGATCCTCCGGCTGATCGAGAAGAAACGACGCCCATAGCGCATCGTCAGCAGCCTCCATCGCGTCGCGCTTGGCGCGTGCAACAGCAAGGTCGTCGGTCTTAAGCGATTGTCGAATCATCGGCGCGCGTTCGTCGAACTCTGCTATCGCGATCGGCACCCGGCGCTTGTAATGATAATTTCCCTGCCGTTGAAACAGATATCGGTCAGGGTCTTTCCGTGCGGACTTCCGCCCCATGCGCACCCCCAAGAATTGGCCTAAATGGCCCGATAGGTGGCGCAACATGTGGCACAAAACAGCGCATAAGATCAAGCACGCCTATGGCGCGTGATTGGAAAGCGTAATGATTTCAATTGGATGCAATAAATCTTAAGGCCCAGAAATGGTGCGGTCGAGAAGACTCGAACTTCCACGGGAGTTACCCCACAGCGACCTCAACGCTGCGCGTCTACCAATTCCGCCACGACCGCACTGTCTGGGGAATGCTTGCGCCCTTGGGGCAAAGCGAGGCTGCATGTAGCAAATGGTTCTGCGTCCCTCAAGAGCTATTTGAGAGAATGGGGATAAAGTTTTACGCGGCCCAGCTCAGGCGGGCTTGATGACCTTTTCGGTCACCACCACATTGAGCTGGCCATCATCGACCTGCACCTCGCCCTTGGCGATCAGGGTATTGTTGGCATAGATACGCATGGGATCGTTTTCGAAAGCGTCGAGTTCGATCACCGCGCCGCGGCCCATGCGCAGCAGATGATGGATCGGCACGATGGCGGCGCCGAGTTCCACGGAGACGTCGATTTCGATGGTTTCGAGCGTGTTCATGCAAGGTCCGGCTGACGAGGATAACGCCGCGCACGGGAATCAGTCCGGCTCCCACCGCGCGCTTCCAACATTGGATTGCCATGGTTAGTGAAGCGTTAAGAACCGAAACCTTCGGGACATCCGCAGGCGCGCCCATGCTGCGCGCCGACGGCATACCCGCCAATTGGACGATTGCCGACCGTCCCGTCCCTTACCCCACGGCGCTCGAAACGATGCGGGAGCGCGCCCGGGCCATTGCCGCCGGCGAGGCTGGAGAAGCGCTCTGGCTGCTCGAACACCCGCCGCTCTATACCGCCGGCACCTCCGCCAAAACCGAAGACCTGCTGGCTCCCGACCGCTTTCCTGTCTTTGAGGCCGGGCGCGGCGGGCAGTTCACCTATCACGGGCCCGGCCAGCGGGTCGTCTATGTCATGCTCGACCTGCGTGAGCGCGGGCGCGACATTCGCCGTCTGGTATCGGGGTTGGAAAACTGGGTGATCGACACCCTCGCCGCCTTCAATATCAAGGGCGAAAAGCGCGACGGGCGGATCGGCGTCTGGGTCCGGCGACCGGAAAAAGGCACGTTCGCCGACGACAAGATCGCCGCCATCGGCGTGCGCGTCTCGCGCTGGGTAAGCTTTCACGGCATTTCGCTCAACGTCGCCCCCGATCTAGACCATTATTCCGGCATCGTGCCCTGCGGCATCAGCCAGCACGGCGTGACGAGCTTTGAGGATCTGGGCCACCTCGTGAGCATGGAAGAGGTGGA